GGAACTCTCTCCAATCCAGGTCATATTGGATTGAATTAATTCTATGTACACCTATTAAGTATAGCACATAACTTGCTACACTACTACCTCTTCCTACGCCCCACACAATATTATTCTTACGCATAAAGTCTACAAGATAGATCATATAGCGTAGCAAGTCTTCCATACCGCGTTCTTTATACGCTTTTAGTTCTTCTTCTACTCTAATCCATTGTGAACTATTGTATACAAAGTTAGTTGTAGGACTTTGAAGTTCTTCCATTAATTTCACAAATAGCCAATTATCTATAGCAAGGTCTTTATATTCATCAGGCATAAACCATTCACTTTGACATACACCGTCAAAAGTCTTTTGATCTACATCTAATGGGATATATTTTGTAAGTTCGGGCAGGTATTGTTCACGCATTGCTGCGTTAAACTTTTCTATATCATCTGAAGGATCGCACAATACAACATGACACTTGTCAACATGACCACTATAGATCATATCAATAAGGTCACGATTCGTGAAACGTGGTATACCTAGTTCATCTGTTTTCATAAGCATGTAAACAGTTTAACTGATATTGATTAAACTGTCAAGTGAATTATTACCGTCTTGGTCTCTTTGTCTTTGAGCTTCAATTGCACGTCGAGTGTAAAGCTCTTCTTTGTAAATCTCTAGGATGTTTGCAATCTGAGCTTGCAATCCTGGATTTCGAGTCTGAAAATACTTACGTTGGAGTTCAATTATCTTGTCCTCCAACTGTGTTAAGTTATAATCAGCTAAACTGTCTACTAGTGGATTGAGCATTATGCTTCAAATCTTCCTTTGTATTCTGCGTATACAATAGTTCCGCTGTTGTATGTCCAAAAGTCTACAATAATAGGATCAGTTGAACTATCTACAACAAATGTTGTCGGGAATGTAGAGTTTTTCTTAATAGTGCCGCCACTATCTACAGTAAACGTAACTTCTTTAGCAGTACTATTGCCAAAGAATTGAACAGTCATTTTTGCTAAACCATCTCTGTCTGGCCAATCGGCTAAATTGAAGTTAATTAAGTTAGTCTCTTCGTTTAAGTTAACAATTACACTTTGATAATGTCCGTTTAAAAAACTGATATTTTGCCCACCAATTACTGTACCAATATTATGATATTGTTCAGTTGTTAATTGTAAGTTAGCATCAGCAATGTTTGTTCCGTTAAAATCGTTTGACGCATTTAATTTTGCAGTGTTATCTTGCAATGCAGTTATTTCAGATGTTGCTGTTTGCAATCCTGCCTTAATAATTGTAAAGTTATCGCGAAACCCTTGAGTATCATTATCGATACCTGCTACTGGAAATTCTCCGTCGATTGTTCCGCTAATGATGTTGCTGGCCATGTTGTTTCCTCTTTTGTATATTTATCAGTATTATACGTTGAACTGATAATTTGCGAATAATATGTATTGATCAATATTTACATTTTCTGTTCGCTTAATGATATATCTGTCAATATCGTAATTTATATTTTTTGGATCAAATCCGTATGCTGTAATATTTCTAATAATATCAGATGCGTATCCCGGTTTACAGTAACAAATAGGAATTGCTGTTTGATAATCTAATTCTTGATAACCTTCTTGCGAAGTTCTCATCCATAGTGGGAGATAATTTCGTTCGTTTGCTCCTACCTGAGAAATATTTTCACGCATTTGGTCTGTACTAGATATATATTTTGTTTGATCTGTACTAGCACTAGTTTTGATTGCGTTAGAGTCTGCTTTGATTGTATTAGTAGTTGGCTGCGGACGAAGACGCTGCGGCTCACTATCACTCAATTGTAATGTAACAGTTACATCACCTGTATCGCGAACAGTTACAACAAAATCATTATTATCTGCATTTACTGTATAGGTATTATCTCTAGTATCTACTATAATATTTTCATTATCTGTAAAAACAAATCTTACAATACCTCGGCCGTATACTGGTAATGAATCATATCCTAGGCCGGTTCTTGTTTCATCGTCCTTTGCAGCATATTGTATACTATCAACTGTAATTTTATTCTTACTTTGAATAGATATTTGTGACTTTGTTTTTACACTTGTTTTAGAATTAGCAGGATCAATTACATCAATATATACAACTTCGTATACTGTATCAGTAGTTCCCGGCTCAATAGCTATTGCACTTTTAATATCACCTAAAATATACTTTTTACGTTTGTGATTTTTAGCACTTGCTGCTACAAATTCTGATATATTTTTTGCTTCGATTCCTGCATATACTAACATATCTAAATTTCTTTGCAATCCAAATACAGGATCAGTTGATCTGTAAATCTTTTCTGGTTCAAATATATCAGGGTTACTAATAAAATTAGTGTACATTCTGCGTTCTTGCTCTTTTAACATAGGACGCATATAAATGTCTGTATATTGTTTATTATCTGGAGTGTTTACTGCTAATGTAAACGTTTGTTCAATTGCTGTAAAATTAAATCTGTCTCTTGCTTGAATTGTAAATTTATATGATCTATCAAACGTGGTATCTCCAGGGAATGTACCGTCCCATTTGCCTGCATCACCGCCTAAACTAATATCAAAGCTAGTAAGGCCGCGTTCTTCGAGATTACCAAACTGTCTAGCTGCTCCGATAATTTCACCATCATATGTAAGAGATAGACCGTAAGGCAACTTTCCGCTTACTAGGGAGTATATCATCTTAGTATCAGGCACAGTAGTTTCTGCAACCAGCTTAAATGTGCTTGTAAAGTTTGCATTAATAGAACCGAGGTCCGGAGGTGTAATCCAGCTAATGTTACTATCAATCTCTCCAATTACTCGTATATCAAATGTCTTTGCAGTACTTGGAATATCAACTACATCGTTTGCTGCAACTATAATATTTTTACTGAAGTATTCATTTTTAAATAATGCAACACCGACATTGGTATTTTGGGTTAATCGTCTTGATAAGTTTACATCAAATGTAATTTTATCTTCATTATCTCGAATTAATTCTACCTTTACTTGTGTACTATCAGTACTAATTGCAAAAAACTCTCTAATATTTGCAAATATTCTAGATCTAGCAGTGCTTGGTATTCTAATTCTCCATTGGTTATTAGCTAAAACATCAATGTATGCAGTTCCATTATATTCAGATTGTAGTGCTTGCTTGGTTGCAACAATTCTATCGGCTAATGATAAGTCGGCTAATGTTTCTGCAACTTCTATCCAATTTGCACTTACAAAATTAATTTGAATAATGTCATCAATAACTATAAGATCACCAAATTCATCTAACTGTGGCTGCGTATTATGTGTTACCACACACTTATATATTTTTCCATTGCCGCCTGTGTTACTAGTATTAACAACATAATCGCCTACAAAATAGTTTTCATTTACTTCTATATTTCTCGGCGAGCCACTTGGATATATCTCATCAGATGATGGATCAGTTTGTGTAATTAGATATTCAATGTAAGGAGTTATTGTATTAATTGTGTATAATTCATTTACTCCAAATTTTAATATTCTATTAGCGTACTTAGATTTGTTTGTTTCTGATAATCTAGAAACAAACATATGATCTTGTCCAATTGCCGCAGATCTAGTTAGTAATAGGTCTACATTAGATAGTAGTGGGGTATCTAAAAATACAATATCATAGTCTGCATTTCTGCTATCTACGTTTACAACTTTGTATTGACGATTATTTAAAACTATATTTCGTCCAATTAATTCAAATAAATCATTTACACCATCAATATCGCCAGTTAAGTCAATTTTATATATTTTAAAACTATCATTTCCTAATAATGTATCTTCGTAGAAGTTTGCAAAAATACTAACTGTATCTAAATCAGTGGTTATTCTAGTAGCTCTAACAGTAAAAGAGTAGTCTTGAGTAATTGCTGGTTGATAAGGAATTCTTCCAGTAATTTCTCCAGTCTGGCTATCTAATGACAGACCGGGAGGTAGTATTGACACAGAACCGTCGTCGTTAATATCTTCTAATGTATAAACTAATACACCTTCTAACGTCCAGTTATTAATAATATCTAAATAGATTGTTGTATAATTATTAGCACGTTTGTAACCTAAGTCCCTAGGAGTAATCCAAACTGGTGTTCTTACATTCGTATTATCAGCAGTAAACACACCTGTGCTAGAATTCATAATTGTGTTATCTGCTTTAAGATAATCATCACCAACTAAATAAATTTTAAATTCACGTCTAACAAATGTTTCACCGTCTGTAACAGTAACAGCAAATGGATAATATCTATTTAATTTTCTAACATTTGCAGTTGATTCGTTGTAATCATAGTACACTGTGTCATAATAAAAACTACCATAACCGTTTGAACTTAATACAGCATAATCTAACGCAAGTCCACCATACGGTGTTGCATCATAGCCGCCTGATTGATACCGCTTATCTAGTGATAACAATGGTTCAACAATTCCGTATAGTTTTCCGTCTTCAGTTAATGTAATACCTGGCGGTAAAACACCGTCTCCGCTAGCAATAAAGTAATTAAGAGAATCGCCTGCTGACAAATCTGTATCTGTTGCTACTAGTTGATAGTCGACTAGTGTACTATCTAATACAAATAAACTATTGTTCGATCCTATTGGTAATAATCCTGGATTAGTTGCCCATACAGGATCATCTGGACCAGTGACTACAAATTCTATTGTTCGATCTTCAAATATACTTTCATAGTATGCTCTAATTACAACAGTAAATGTAGTGTTATACGATACTTCGTATACCGTACCGATAAGTTTGGTTCCATCTAGTCTTGTTCCAGCCGGTATTCTTCCGCTGATAATTTCTAAAGAGATATCCAATCCCTCGACAACAGGGAGCTGGATATCTATCACTGATCTTTCAATTAGTGTTTGTAGTCGTTGTCCTGTTGCTATATTCCATAATTGAGACATTAATCAATTCCTTATACTACGTATTTATTGGAATTATACAAATGTTCCGTTGTCGATAATACGTGAATCAGGATTTACTATTGACCCCATGTCAACATCGGTTGATGATATTAACCACTCTATAATATTTGTTGGACTATATATTATATCAGAAAAATCCCATGCTTGATCTTCAAAATATGCCCCTGCTATAGCAGGATTGTATCCATTTACTAATCCAGTTAAATTTCCAATAAAACTTCCATTAAATGATCCTGCGTTAATAGAATTTACATTAGTAATATTATACGCCTGTGCGTCTAAATTTCCACCTAATTGAGGAGTTGTGTCTTCTACAATTTCTGATAATCTAGTATTTTCGATAGTTAGGATGTTATCAACAACATTAGTTGTTATTCCGCTTCCACCTCTAATATTAAATATAGCAGCATTTTCAAGAGTTGCACTACCTGTGTCACCTGCTATGTAAACACTGCTAACTCCTGTTCCTGAAATAACAATTTTTTCATTGTCAACAGCTAATGATATAAAATCACCTGCTGCTATCTTTTTAAATTGTAAATCGTAGTTAATTTTATTAGCAAATAGTCCTTCTCCAATTGTTCCAAGATTAGAGACGGTAGTTTGTTCATCATCACGTAAATCAAGCTCTTCGAAGTTTTGATTTACTTTAAAAAATGCTTCACGAAGGTCGTCGCCAGTACCGTCGTTTGCTATTTGCCCTATATTAATTAATTGAACTGCCATAATAAAATCCTTAGTTACCTATTCTTAGTTGTACTGCACTATTAAATTTATTAAAGGCAAATTTATTATTGCTGCCTTTAATACTGCGATGATCAGTATAATCATTAGTTAGACTAGTTGTATGTATTACATCTGTTGCTGCAACGTTATTAAGAAACGCTTTAGCTTGTGCAGGAGTAAGATTAGGATTTATTTGAGCATTTAATGCAATTACTCCTGCAACTTGAGGTGCTGCCATACTAGTCCCACTAATGTTTGTAATACTAAAATTGTCATTTGGTGGATAAGGACCGATGTTAGGTGCAAATCTATTAACTGTAGATGTACAACTCATAATATTTGTTCCGGGCGCATAGATACTTACTCCTGGCCCTGATTCTGAGCTTAGTGCTTTTTGTTCTAAAGTATCTTCATTAATTTCAGAATCAATATTTCCTACGATATTTGCTTCCTCGCTAAACGGACTTGATCCTCTGTTATAATAAATTGTTCCAGAGAAGTCATTGGTTAGGTTATTATCATAATCATCACCGCCAGTAACATCAATTTTGTGATAACTATTTCCTGCTGCTATACAAACGTGTATACCGGCGTCGATCATTTCTTGTACATCAACATCAACAGACGTAATTCTTACCGGCGATCTGTAATATCCCGGAGTGCTTGAATTTATTAGTATTAATCCATATGCACTTAACTCACTTACTTCGTCAATTTCAGTACCTGTATGTGATACGCCTCTATAGTTAATCGCTGTAGGGGCAGTATATAATGCCCCGTAACCCCAACTCATATTAACAATAGTAGGACGCTTATATCCTGTTGCTGGATCAATTGGTTTTGCATTATGCCATGCTGTAATAATGTCAAAACAGTCTACAACAGGAATACCTACGTTTGGATCTGTTGGACCCTCTAGCCCTGCAACCTTCACTGAGTAAATATTAGCACCTTTAGCCCAGCCATATACCTTTCCTGTTGCAATGCCTGCAACATGTGTACCATGGCCGTCATAATCTGTATAATGAGCAGTTGGCATAGTACCTGGCAAACCACTTTCGGCATACCAGTCGATTTGTTGTACTCTACTTACACCGTTAGCATCTTGAAATTCTGGGTGATCTACTTGCAGTCCGCTATCTTGAATAACAATATCAACACCAGTACCGTCTAATGTATAATTGTAATTTCCGTTAACAGCATCGTTTTCGTATGGATTAGTTTCTTCGTTAATTCTGCGAAGACCCCAGTTTATAAAAAACCCACGGTCTTCTAATGTTTTAGAAAAATCTCCAGTTTGCACTGCCCGTCTTACAAGTTGAATATCATCTCTTAAATCAGGACGCAATTCAACAGCAAGTACTCTAGAATCAGCAGCAAGTGTTGCGGCCTCTTCAACAGTAAGCATATAATGAGTGTTACGCTGACTTCCTGGTCTTGCATTTGCAACTACTACAGAACGAGACGGAATGTCTCCTGCTCCAGTAGTAGCAATCATTTCTTGATTAAATGCTGCATAATCTACATTTTTATTTAACGTTACAATATATTCTTTTTCGCTCATTTTTATTTTCCTAAATTATGCTGTTTGTATCTGTTTCCAACCATTGAGATAAACTACTAATGTGTTTACACCTGAAAGTGTCGGATCCCAAGTTGTTCCATCTGCAATTGCCATCATACCGTTTACTGGTTCGGCTGGCTCTATAGTCAATACATTCAGTGTCATAGTGTCACCAATAAATGCATAATTAACAGCATCAACCATTACACTTGAATCGTCACCAAATACCGTACCTGTTAGATCGCCAACAAACTGCTCGCCCTGTTGTACATATGTTCCGGGTATTGCAGTAAGATACCCTTCTGTGCTATGATCACCCCAACCATAAGCAGTATTCCAGTTAGTTGCTTCTGTTCCTGATACATTAGCACTTGGAATTATGCTATTTACTGCATCTACAAGCAATGTAGCATCAGAACCAGTTACAGATCCTTTAACGCCAGCTGATGCATCAATTTCTGTTACCACCGGACCATAGAATCTAATATTATCAGCAGTTAAATTAACAAATGTGTTTGTACCTTGTGGACCAATACTAATTGCATTTCCGTCGCCGGTTGCTGTAGTAATTGAGATACTGTCATCTGCTGTAATTTCGCCTACAATTAATGCATCTGGCAATGTAAAGTTACCAACAACCGTAGTTGTGCTAGTTGCATTACCTATTTCAATTGTTGTTGCGTCTGTTGTACCTATTGTTAATGTAGTATTATCGATATTACCAATTAAGTCACCTGAAACTGTTCCCGGTAATGTTAAGCTACCATCTTTTCCAAATATAAAGTCGTATTGCCCAAGTCCACTAGCGTTGGTTCTAACGATAATATCTCCGTCGGTGCTTGAACCTTTAATGTATAAGTTACCATCTTCTGCTACTTCGGTAAAGTAACCAGTAGCTGATCCAAATTCGATACCTGCTTCGGCGTTCAAATAAACATTCTGGACTGTAACTTTACCTGATGTAACTACTAGATTATTATAACCGCCTGCACCAATGTTTACACCGACTTCATTACTTGCATAAATGTTTTCAACTGTTAGACCATTAGTAAATGTGCCAAATGTAGTTTCAACATTACCGACAATCTTGCCTGCTACTCCGTCTACGAGTATTGTACTGTCATCGCCGACAAATGTACCTTTAAATGCTGCTGCTGTTACATTGCCTTTAACTACTGTATTCTGTTCTACAAGTAAGTCTGAATACAACCAAACATCATTTGCTTCTACAAATAGTTGTGCCGTACCCGGACTATAATCTTCTCCAAACATCACAACTTTAACTGTACCATCAGTGTTACGAATTTCAGGAGCAGTTAAACTGTTAAATGTAATTCTACTTGTTGCACCGTTTATTTGAACATCTGTTGCAGTAACATCACCGGCTAAGTCACCTTCAAAAGTAGCAGCAACAAAGGTCTCTGCACCTACAGTCCATTTATCAACACTGTCGTCCCAAACTAATGTTTTATTAGCTTCACTTCCTCTATCAATCTCAATACCACTAGTACTTGCTGTAACACCTGCGCCTACTTCACCGTTGTTAAGAACAATAACATTATCTGTAATTGTAGTATTTGTTGTATCTATACTTGTAGTTGTTCCTTGTACAGTTAAGTCACCTGCTACTACAACATCATTAAAGTTTGACGTACCTGAAGTTGCTTCAACATTACCATTTACATCTTTCCATGCACCACCTTGGTACATTTGTAAACGGTTAGTTGTTGTATTATAAATTACATCACCATTTTGTCCAGCTACTCCTAATAGTTCAGTAGCAGTTGCACTTGAAAACTTAAACGGTACTCCACCAGTTATTTTAACCCTATTACCTGCATTAATTTCTATGTCAGTTGTAGACGATATAATACCAATGCCTAACCCTAACCCATTGTTGATCGATTCTACTTCTAAGATTTCTGTATTAAATGTAGCAAAATATCCATTGCCAAATCTGCTATCAACAGTACCTATTGATTGAGTTCTATCAACATCTGGATTAATATTTGCAGTTATTAATGTTTCACCTAAACTAATAGTATTATCAGCAAGAATAACAATATTCTGGCCTCTAATAAATCCAGTACCAACGTATTCAGTATCACCGCGAATGACACCGCCTACAGCATCTACTAACGTAGTTGAATCATCTGCAAATACACTTCCTTGTATGTCTGTTACAAAAGCTGCATCACTAAACAGACCATCAAGTGCTTCGTCTAAATCAGTAGTTTTTAAAAATCCGATATCATCTTCAAATTCTGATAAAAATTCCGGAGCACCTTGTAATGCTCCATAAGAAATTAATCCTGTAACAGCATCAAAAACCATTACTCCGTTAAAAGATCTTAAATTACCGATTAAATCATTTGCCCTAACTGAACTAAATTGATTATCTGTAGTTCCTACATTACCTGTATTAGTTATTGCTGGAATAATGTCTTGGGTAACAGTAACAGTGTCAATATCTATATTACCTAAATCACTAAGCGGTCGATATTCTAGACCGTTGCCTGCTGCATTTACTTTAACAAAAAAGTCTTCTGAACCTGCATATGTTGCTGGAGTGTCAGTTAAGTCAGCAAACTGCTGTGCTACTAACTGTTGTCCGTTTACTGTGATAAACGCAGCATTAATAGTGCCTAGTGCATTAATATTTTGTACGTCGACAATGCTTGTATTTCTTAAATCAAGGTTATCACCTGCCGGGATTTCTTTAATTTTATTACCGTCTGCTGTGTCTAGTACTAGTGGAAATCTATTTGCCATTTGTTGTATCCCGTTTAGTATATTTATCGTATCTCATTAAAGTGCTGCTATCCTAGCTTGGAAGTCGGCAAAGTCTGCACTTGCTGCAACTACTGCTTTTAATGAAGTTAAACTAATAAAGGTATCATCTGCGGCATACAATTCGTCAAAGTTAGAATTAACTTTTGTAAATGCTGTGCGCAACGGATCTCCGTCACCTTTGTTTGCACTTGATCCTAAATCAATTGTTTGCTTTGCCATTTGGTTTCCCCATTCCTACTTGTACTCTTAATTTTCCAGCATGAGCAATTACTTGCCTTTCCTGGGTATTTTTTTGGTCGGTGCTAGCCTTAACACCGTCCTTTACTAGTTTATCAACTTTATTTTTTTCCATTAGTGCTTACCTACAACAATTTCAACTGTACCACGTTCAGTATCGCCTTTAGCAGACAATGCTTTACCAATAATAGTACCAGCTTTTGCATTGTTATCTACACATGCATATCCAGGTATAGCACTTGCAACTAACATGTCACCTTTAGCAACACGACCTACTACATTACATGGTACACGACCTTGTAGTGCTAGCGCAGTAATGTTTTCACCTTCAATGTGTGAGTTCATTAAGTGTGCAGGGTTAGTTGAAACAACACCAGCAACACGATGTGTACCTTTTTCAGTAGTTACTGTAAGTTCTGCATCTCCACCAAATACTAGTACTGTTCCTGGAGCATACTCTGCATCAGCAAGATAGTTCTCTGCCAAGTCAGCGTAATATGATTCAGTTGCAGTACCGCGGAATAATGTTGCATAAATGTCTTTATACTTTTTAGTAGCAGTACCAATATCGTAAGTATTGTCAGTATCTGGTCTTGCACCAGCACTACTAAAGATAAACGGTACAACACTAGAACTTGTTCCACTGTCGCCAGTAACAATGCCAACTTCACCTGCAATTGTCTTACCAGTGTCTGCACCTAATGCAATACCAGTTGATGCTGTTCCCTTTTCACTAGCTGCTTCCATAAAGCTAGAGTATATCCAATCT